GGTATTCCGTCATCACCTTCGTCTGTTGTAACTGCTGCGTCACCCTCTACTTTGAAAGCAGTAGGGTTAGTGCAGATTGCAACCCTGTGTCTGTCTAGCCAACCTTGGCTGACTTCTACAGGTATTCTGCGTTCCCAGTACTCCCCGTTATCGGGTCGCCTGCGCCAAACTGCAGAGCCGATGTATGTCACTGTAGGCAAGTTGAATCACCTCAACGGACTAGCATCATTAGAGTAACTGACTCAGTGCTTCCCGATGTGTTCTTGAGAACAAGCGGGGTTCTTTGGTGCAATGCATCATTATCACTTATTGCCACTGTGTTGTTACCTTCTAAGTTCAAGGTTCTTGCAGAGCCGCTACCAGTAATACTAGATATTTTACCGTGTGCTGCCCCTGCAGCATTGAATACTAAGTCGCCTACGCTAAAACTTGCAGTAGCATCTGCACCATCGGTTACAATAGCAGCAGTTGATGTGTTGACTGCTCCATTAGCAAGTAGACTAGCCACGGCTGCGTGTTGGGATAGACCCGGTGCAGCAGTAGTTTCAGCCCACTGACAAGAGGTGTGCATAACTTCTGTGCACTCTCCTGAAAGAGTCAGTGTTTCGTTGTCAATCATTGTACTAACGTGTACAACTAATAGTCGTGGGTTCTGTACTTTAGAACCGTCAGCGTTGTTAGCGACAAAGCCAGTTAGTGAACCCGGATAAGAGCCACCACTGTTGCCGTTCAACCATTCTGTCTTGTCTTGGTCTACTCCACCCTGTAGTGGCATATCGAGTAATACCTCGATTCCTGCGCTGCTACTAGTAGTGTAGGTAATTCCTCTGTATGTTGTTGTTGCCATAATTTTTCATCTCCTGTATTAATTCTCCAATAGAGCCTCACTGTAGGTCACGGATGGAACCTTGACCTCCAAAGAAAGTAGTCCAAACTTCACCCATTGTGCGGTAAAGTCCTTCCTGCCCTAGTCTGTTGATTGCGAATGGATCGCCAGTTTCGATACCGGACTCAAAGTATTGAGTTGGTTTTGCAGTACTGTAGTACATGTAGTCGGTGTCAAGCATGTAAATTCTGCTGATGCCGTCTTTTGCTACATCCTTAGATGGGATGATTGGTACACCGTTGTAAGTTGCGACAATGAATCCTGCCTCAACACCCGGTACACCCTTAACGCCGTTGTATGTTGGTACAACACGCTTCTCTTCCATGAATCTCTGTTGAGCCTGCAATAGTTGCTGGATTCTCATTAGAGTGTCATATCCTGTTAGCATAACCTTTGGATTACCACCACGTTCCCAAACAAGTCTGAATATCTCGTCTAGGTGGTCTAGTGATAATGTTCTGTTAGTAGAACTGCTGTTAGCAGAATCTTCAGCAAAGGACCAAGTGTTTGCACTGCGGTCAATGCTGTAGATATCTTCGTCACCAGCATCGTAGTGAGTGCCGGATGTCATGCTGTTGTTACCAGTAGTAATTCTGTCAAGTGATTCAAGATCGTTACCTGCTGCTGTTGTAACATCTTCCAATAGCATTTGGTTGATGTGCTCAGCGTGGTGCTTACCCATCTCTTCCTTTAGGACAGAGCGAATGTCGCCAAGTCCGTCATCCTTGTCATTCAAGAAGATTGCAACCTCGGACATATCGAATGAGTGTGCGATAGTCTTAGGCTTTGCTGCAACATTTTGGAATGTAGGCTTTGTAGTATCAGGCAGTGTGCCGTTCTCTGCAATACCGCCACCGACTGCTGTCGAAGGCTTTGCAGTTACAACTCTCCATCCACTTCGGTCCCAAGGTTTCTTAGGAAGGATAGAGAATGCGTTAAATTCTTGGTTCAACTGTGACCATACTTTGCGTCCGTAGATTGCTTGGTATGTTCCAGCGGTTGTGCTTAGCATTGGAGCGTCTGCCTTGAGAAGTTCGCTACCGGAGTAACCGAATCCCATGTTAGTGCCTGCTCCATAGTAGTAGCGTTCCATGTCTTGTACTGTGCGTGTGTAATTTCGTGCCATTATTCATTCCTCCATTTAGTTCCAAACACTTCCTGCGAGACTGTGTACTTCGTCCCACGACATGTTTGCTAGTTCCTCTGTAGATGGTATTTCTACTGTGGAGTGGTTTGTTGACTTGCGGATTTCCGCAGTTGTTGAAGAACCGATGTTATCGATTCTGTCACTTAGTTGTGAAATTGCCTTCTCGATAGTTGCGAGAGGGCCACGAGCGTCAAACTGTGCTGCTGCACGAGTCTGTGCTTCTGATGTTAGTTCCTTTTGCAAGCGCTCTGAGAACACATCGTTCAAGTTGTTCTTGAACTGCTGTTCCATTGCTGCTGCCTTAAAGACTTCATATGCGTCTTCAATTTCAGATGGGGAAACATTGTCAGGGTTTAGGTAAGATTTAGCAACATCGCCGCCTCCGCCTAGTCCTGCACGGGAAATAGCACTGGTTGATGGTGAACCACTTTCAGTTGCACGGCCTTTTACTTGGCCTCCGAAGTAGTCTGCTCCATCTCCAATCTGCTCAGGAGTGCTGCCGAGGTTAGCCTTAGCAACACCGTCAAAGTGTGAGCGAGCAGCACCAGTGTCTACGCCAGCGGACTTCAAAGTGTTCTCCATCCAATCTAGGTATTCGCTAGTAATGACATCGCTGTACTCTGACTTTTCCATGTCATCCTTGTACATCTTGTCTTTCATTTCTTTTTTCTTATCATCTTCTTCTTCTTCCTTTGCCATATTGTCGTCCTCGGCTAGTCTTAATTCTTCTTTAGGTTTCCTTTTTGGTCTGTCGTCCATATCCATGTCGTCATCTTCGTCTTCGTCACGGTCTTCCAATGCGTCTTCCAATGATTCCGTTTTGTTACCATCTTTGTCCATGTCAAGGAAATCAGGTTTTTCCCCCTTTTCTCCCATGTCTTTGTGCATGCCCTTCATTTCTTCGTGCATGCCCTTTGTTTCATCTTCTTTGTCCATGTCGTCCAACTGCTTAGATAAACGATCTATTACGGATGCCAATTCACCCAATGCGTCTACGTCGTTTGTCATAGTAGTGTCCTCCTTCAGTATTCTAAAGGATGCTTCGGGGTTAATCCCCTTTTCACAAATAGTAACTTCGTGTAGTTCTAACTTGGAAATCTCAGTATAGTTTCCATGCTTTACATCAGATTTGTTAATGCGCTTAAACGCCTGTCCTCCAATGCTGAACCCAGTTAGGTTACCCTTGCGAATCTCATTGGCTACTTCACGAGCCTTCTCGATGTCATCTCTAAGTTTGATGACAACGAACATGCCAGCGTCATCAACGCCGGACTTCCATAGTCTACCATCAGAGTCAGTGTAAGCCTTGATAACTTCACCGACCTGAATGTTTGAGTGTGCTAGTTGAACATTGCGAAAGCCATCTGCTTTCATAAAGTTACCAAAGGCATCTTTTAATGCTCCACGAGTAATCAAGTCACCTTGCTTGTCTACCATCTCTACAGATGCATAGCCAGCAATAATTAGGTCATTGGATGACTTGACTATGGCAATACTAGCAGGATGGACAGAGGTAGATGTCCTCAGTGCAGCCGCTGGTGCCATGCCAATAATTACACTGTTCATACTATTTAATAAGATACGAAAGCAGCCTTGTCTCTATTTACAGACAGTTCTCCTTGTTCATCATTAGGAACAGACTCTCTGTAGCCCATTTTTTTATCCTTGGCCCGCTCTTTGTTATCACGTTCAATATCCCTAGCATCATGATCGGGCATAGTCTTGGAACCAACAAGACTGGTAGGGCCACTTGGTGATTCTATAGGTGTTGCATAACCTATTCCAAGTCCCATAGCACCTGTGCTAGAATCACCCACAGCACCTACTCCTGACTTCAACATAGAAGATGCTAAAGTCAAACTCTTTGCTAACAGGCGCTTGACTTTCTTTTTGTGCTCAATTACATCATCTACTTCAGATTCCCAAAAATTAGTATTTTTTGTTTTCTTTGGAGGTATTAATGGCTTACCATCATTTTTAGATTCGTGCACTTCTGCTTTAGATTCATCATCGTACAATGACAAATCGGCCTTCAGCATAACGCCTACCACTGAAGACCAAAACGGCCTTTGGCTTTCTGATAATCTAATAAGCCAGCCGTTGTCAGCCTTTGGATTAAACATGAACCATTCACCATTGATTGATGATGCACGATAACTCACGTCGCCAGCAGCCATCTTGATTACGATTCTATCCCCATCCCTATCAATTTCATGAGGCCACATCATAGGTTCTGACTTGGTGAACATCGATAATGTCTCTACACTAGAAACACCTTCACCTTCCGCCTCTCCTTTAATTTCATTACTACTAACAGTATAAATGTCAACGCCATCTACATTTCCAGTTACAGAGATACTGTCTACATTTACTGTAACTATATCTCCGACCTCATACTCATCTTCAGATTGGAATGATGTACCTACATCCATGTACGTGTCGCCCTTATACTCAACAGCGCGCTCACCTAACGAGTCTTCATGAGTAATAGGGCCTGTGCCTAATCGATATGTAAAGGAAGATGTACCCTTCTTGTCAAGAACCATCAAGTTGACATCTTGGCCTTCATCATACAATACCCACTTTGGATGGCGACTTTCTCCTTTCATATAGGTAGAGTTAGCATCTCTTAGTACCAATCGCTTGTGTTCCTTGAGTAAATCTTTGACTATTACTTCTAAGCCTACATCATCAGTTAATCTTAGATTGTGGGCAGCCGGTAGTAGCACATTCTCCGTGCTTTCCATAGTGCCTCTTAGAATCTTTATGCGTTCTTGTAGAGGCATGTCATGCACGTCGCTATCATCGTACTCAACAATATCTATGACATTGTATTCTTTACCCGCAAGCACGACATCAACAACAAAGTTTTTCTTAGATATCTTAGAGAAGTTTTTCTTGGTGTCATCATCAAGATCGAAATCACCTCTAACTGTAATCTTGTCATCTTTCTTCTCTACGAATGCTCTCGGACCTTCAGGCATAGCAGACACAATCCAGTCCCCGCTAAATCCACGAAGGTGTTCCAAATCATCTAACTTGAATATGCGGTGCATTGGTTGAAGGATTGGATATTCGCCGTCTTTCTTGAGCATAATGTCAGGATTAGAAAGTGACGCAAGCAACATTGTAGCATCTTGCTCATCGGCTCTACTAAACAGGCTGCTATGCGCAGCAGGCCTAATCAAACGACTAGTATCAATTTGACCTAAGTATTGCATCAATTCGGGCACACCCTGCTCATAAATAGACCTTGGGGGAGTTCTTGAATCATATTCGTAAGGTTCTACCTTTTCCCAGCCAACGAATTTGTGATTACTACCTATGATTGGTTTGATAGTTGGTTGGTAACCTGAATACTTGAAGGAGATGTTAGGGTCTGTAAAGAAACAGTTTATACCTAGCCCACCTTCTTTAGATACGTTTGATATTGGCTGCATCCTATTTTTCATAGATGCAGTTGTAATGTGAGTAATACCAGTTGTGTCTGCTGAAGGGTCTACTACCAAGTGACCGGACAACAACCTATCGTAACCGCCAAACTCGTCACCCTTTGGAGGAATGAGATGTAAACCTAACTTATTTGCTATTTCCTTAGTTTTCTTAGTTGGTTTGTAACTATCATCTAAATGAAGTAAACTCTGCAGGTTTCGGATTTGCTCTGAGCCTTCAGCCGGTGTGAACCCTTTGTCTAGTTCGGGATGCATGGCTGAAAGTAATTCTCTGACAGACATTTGCTTAGTGCGATTGAATATATCTGTACGCTTGTCTTCGGGCAGATGTGAATTAGCCCTAGTTATGTTCATCATTCTGTTTACAATGGCCTGACTAACGCCACTATTGTCATTATCAAACATACCATATCCCGAATTCAAGTTATTCATGCTATGCCCATTTGCCTCTAACAAAGCCCTGATTGAATTGTGAGTCTTACCTCCGTCATGCAACTCAGTCTTCTCATCATCTACTGATTCATTGTATGTCCTATACGGATCGTTGTCACCAGTAGATTCATGGCTGTGCAGACTACGTTCTGCCTCATGAGCAAGCACCATTAAATTCGATAACATCTCAAATGGGTCGTCACCAATCGAAATACCTTGTGAATCAAGAAGTCGCCTCATTTCGTTGACTTTCATGCCAATAGCATTCATATCAGAATCATATTTTATATTCACATGTTTTCTGTGTGATTCGTTAAAAATTTTGTTTGAGGGGTAGTCTAGCAACTTCTGATTCTCTTCTGTTATCTGTTCCTTTAATTCATTAATCCTATCAATTGTAGGTTGGTCAGTTGCTTCAAGGTCGTGCAGAATCAAATACTCATTTGCCAAATCTAAAAGTTGACGCTTGTGGCGCATTGGACCGTCTAAATAATTGTTTAACTTTGTCTTAGCAGTTTTTTTACGAGTTGCTAATTCATTAGGAGAGGGGCTGAGATTCTGTCTTTGCTGCAAGTATTCCTCTGTTTGTTTTAATCTGTTAAGCAAATTCGCTCTTTTCCTATACTCATCAGAGCCTAACTCAGATATTTTTTCACGAATTTCTTTGCTTGTATTTTCAAGATACGCTATCTGTCTTCTGCGCTCATCTAATTCTTTAGTAGCGTCATCAAATGCAGTTTGCAATTTTGTTTTTTTCTCTATGTCATCCCTAGTGTTAAGATGGTCAAGTAATTGACTTACTACTTCATTGAAAGGTACTCTTTCATTGATGCCCAGTACGTTTTGCTCTTGAGGCATATTAGGTTCATTACCTGCACCAGTACCCTCTTGTCTCCTGTACCCTTCACCTACCTTTTTGAAATCGGCCCTAGTTTGTTGATCTACGTCTGAAATTTCTGTACGCTTTGCATCAGGTCCCATTCTACGGAAGTTGTTTTGTATTGCTTCATATCCGTCATCACCGGCTTTGCTTTGGCCTGATAATCGCCTAAAATGAGTTTGATTCACACTGGGGTCAGAAGTTTGCATGTTTGCAATATGCCCTTCGCTACTATGCCTAGTTGAAGGAACTGAGTGAGTAGAGCCTCTAGGAGTTTTAGTAAGCCCACCCGTACCTTTTCCAGCACCAAAATACGGTGTTAGATACTGACCAAGGTGGGCAGAGGGACTAATTTTTTCTTGCATTCCAAGTAACTTAGACCTATACTCCTTTTTCTTGTTATACTTGGTTTCGCTTTCTCCTTCTTTCGGTTTATGGATATGAGGTATGCTGCCTAAAGAACGCATTATTCTTTTGATTGGTTTAGGTATATCCGGGTTTAAGCCTGCTTCCTTATCTCTAGCGTAATTAGTGAAAGCATCATTTTCGTATATCCGGTGAAAGAATCTAGTCAGTTGTGGTTGACCTGCCCAAGATAATGCATTTGATGTAGATAACAAAAGTTTAGGCTCGGTTTCAGCACCCAAAGCATCAAGTTGGTATTCTTCTTTAGGACCTATGTAGTACAAATCTTCGTCAGGATTTTCAAACAACAAAGAGCGTCTACTGTAATCTTCAGGGTGCTCTACGTCGAATAGGAGGTTTTTACCATTACGATGAAAAATAGGGGCTAACACTCTAAGAGCATTGTTAGGATCTAAATGGTGCCCTCCCTTGTGTTGAAACTTTTCTGCAAATATGTCATTAAAACCTCTGTGGTCTTCATTCATGAAGTCACCAAAGTCATCCACTTTGACTCTCCTACTCAACCAAGGTATTGCCTGATTACGAAGATGAGTTCCTTCGTATATTGCATCCCTACCGGTCTTCATGTTTTTCTCAATGTCTTTTATTCTGTTCTGAAAATGTTCTCTAGGTCGAGTATAAGCGACAAACTGCGAATGTGGACTTTCACCTAACTCGTGGAATTTGCCCCTTTCATTATCCCAACCTATTGATGCGTAAAAGCCGCTTCTAGTTAGATTGCTTCTGTTAGCCTTTTTGTGCCACCAGTGGTCAAAGTTTGCAGCCGGTTCGTCGTTCAATTCTTTCATTGAGAAATTTTCGCCATCAAACTTGAACATATCATAGGATAGCAAATCTTGCTCACGGGCTAAAGCCAGTGCCTCATTCTCACTAATATCAGGGTCCTTTTCAAAAATATTTTTTGCAACGCTTTCGATTCGTGCCTTATTTCTTTCATCAAGACCTAACATTTTATACACATTCCTATGTAATTGGTAAATGTCATTCTTAGTCATAGAGTCGTAAACGTGGTGAGGTATCTCCTCATGCTCCTTTGCAACAGGCTCATGACCCGCAAAGTGGTTATCAGATGCGTGACTAGTAGGCCTAACTAAAAAGTCCATCAAAGGTTTCATCCTTAATCCTAAATTGAACCTAATGTTATCTTTATTAAGACCACTAGTGCCTGTAAAAGATTCAACAGTGTCATCATAACCATTCTCCATCAATTCATCATATATTGCATTTCTTTGTTCCAAAGTTAAACCTTCAAACCCATGCAAATAATCAGTAAGAGTAAAGTCACCATTTTCTACCTCCTCACGCATTCTCTCTATCTTTTGCAAAGGAGTACCATATTGAGGAAAGTCCGATAAGCGTTTAAAACCAGTACCGTCCATATCAATTTCAGGCATTACTCTACCCATCGAATCAAAGAAGTCTGATCTATTTGCGACACTTCTTATGTTTCTTTTTTCTCTACCATCCTTTAACCAACCTTTGATTCTACCATGGTCATATTCTGCCCTAGACATACCTGCATGGTACTTATCATCCTCTGAAACTGCATAGTAATTTAACATCGCTGCATACCAAGCGGGTATATCCTTCTGTGTTCCGTCTGAAAATGTATGCCTGACCATAGATTGTATAGGGTTATTCTCAGGCATCAAATGGTGCACGTCGTTTATATTAGCATCAGGTCTAGGTGCGAAATCAAAATTAGTAGCGTTCGTGTCCCTACGATACTGAGTAGGGAATTCCATCGTCAAACCACCGAAGCCTTCCGACATGGCTTCTTGATTAACACCTTCCATTGCATAAGTTCCATAACGAGGGTCATCGGCGAAAAAATCTCGACCATATTCAGGGAAAGGACTTGCATCTACCTCTTCTTGTTTTGCAATCATAAGAAGAATGTTCTCGTTGTAAACACCCTCATGATAAATGTCCATCTTGGTGACAGTTGAATAAGCATCAAGATATTCAGACGCTGCTTCAGATAAACCTATACCATCGTAATACGCTTTAAGAAAAGTTCGCCTACGAGAATCTAGTATATCCAAAGGAGTCTCAATCAAGCCATCACCCGCCGCTCAGTTTATGCGGCGAGATAGCATTTCGATACTCTTTTTGATTTGCTGGTCTTGGTACTTCTGTATATTACCGCCAGCAGATTTGAGAACTGGACCTTCGCCACCTGTAAAGTTTTCAAGTGCACCTGTTGTGCTGAATGCATTTGGATAGTAAGGGGAAGCCCTTGTTGTAACATCACTATTCTCCATAATCGCACCTTTGTTTTGAACATCCTCTGCCTGTATCAAATGATTGTTAGTAGAGAAACCTTGGTTCTTTACATTGTCTTTACCAGCAGATTGTGTTCTAAACTCATAACCTTGCTCTGAACCTTCCTTAGCAGAGTACTCAGGTTGGCTACTTCTCTTTGCCTTTGCCTTTTCTACTTTACCGGCTAAATCGTTAGCCTTGTTTAGCAAGTTTGTAAACTCTTCATTTCTAGGTTCAAATCTTGGTTTCATTTCAATCACTCCATTCCCATGTTGTTTCCAGTTGAGCCAACACTCTTTGCCGACTCTGCTAATGCGTGAATCTCTGACCATTCCATTTGGTGGAATTCCTCATTAGTGCTAGGCATATCAATGTCTGTACCTTTGATTACCATGTCGTCACCCATTGGCCTAAAGTCATCTTGTAACATCCCACTAGGTGTTTCAGTCTTAGCCATAACGAATCCTGCCTTTCTTAGCATATTCATTGGATCTGCTATTGCTTTTCGCAAATTGAGGTTTTCTTGCTTAAGAGTTCTCAAGTCGCTATCCATATTTTCCATTTTACTAATGAGTGCCCCCATTAGTTTCTCCGCTGTATTCTCTCCCTCATCACTCATGGCGCTCAACTCAAAGTGTTCTGTTGTTTAGTTGTCTTTTGATACTACCAATGCGACTCGTGCGAATCGTACCCGGTAAGACACTATTAGATGCTTTGTGCACCTTTTCTACAGAATTAAATTTCATTACAGGTACGCCGCCAGCATAAATGTCATTGACACCAACAGCGTGTATATCTTGCTTCATAACTGCTTTTTCGACATCTCTACTGAGATAATCAGCATACTTGGTAATTTCATTAATGTGTGAACGGGCACCCATTGCATCTTGCTCATCTAATGCTTTGTAAAATGCATCTACATGAGTACGCATTTTTCTAGCCATAGGGTCCAATTTCTTTAGGTCCATACAAATCGCCACCACTTCACTTACCTTTAATGTTCTCATGCACCCTTGAATCTACCGGAGTCGCCAATGCTACGTGCTGCTTGTTCTATAGGGCTAGGCTGTGAGCCTCTTTGTTGGACACTACTCACGGGTGAGCCGGACCCCATGCTAGTTCTGTTTTGAGGACTAGACATGGGGCCTCCGTCGCTCATACTTCTTGCACCAGCGGAGGCTTGACCACCCATAACTCCTGCTAACTGTGGAGGAATATTGCGGCTCGGTAATTGACCGGGGTTAGCCTGCGGTTGCGGGCCACCCGGCATACCGGGCATTCCACCCGGAGGCATCATTCCACCACCCGGAGGCGCACCGCCTCCCATCTGCTGTTGTGCAGGATCGGGTTTCTTGTAAATAAATCGAATATCTCTATTGCCTTCTTCTACGATTTCAGGCTGATAGCCTAACATAACCATACGCTGTGCGATATTAACTTCCATCTCATCACGGCGCAATCGAGTAACTTCATCTTCTTCTTCGTTAGGATAGAGAGTAAGGCTCCAATCACTAACATCCAGTTGCTCCATAAGTCGTGGGAATAAATGGTCAGTATACACTTTATGTCCAAACTCAACCGCACGGTTAGTAACAAGAATCTGCATACCTTCATTGTTTAATCCACCGGATTTACCAGTGTCCATCATAAATACATTTGACACGCCATAGAATGATGCTATGCGCTGACGCATTTCATCCCTAACTGCGAGATATTGCATCTCTTCAAGTGTGTCCATGAACTTAACCCAATTCACTCCACCTTTACCTGTATTAGATTCAATACCAATCTTAGGTATATAGTGAGGGTCGCGCTCTAACTTCTCGTCCATACTCTTGAAGAATGACTTCATCGATTCTAAGTTATCAGTTGTAACTGAAATCAAACCTTTAGGCATCCTGCGCTTTGAATATGCAGTATACATGTAGTTATCCATGGCTGTCAAAGTCATAGCCTGTCGCCATAAAGATGACACAGGTGAACGACCATACAACTTGGACGGGTTATACTTACTTACATGAATTACTTCCCCTTCCAAATAATACTGAGTTTTGCCACTACCCGACGTATTAACATAATGAACATCTTCTAATGCGTGTCCGCACACTTCACAAGACTTTTCTTCTTCAGCGTAACTACGTACCACATCACGGTGTATAGGACAGGAACGATACCTACCACCACGAACACCGCGCTTATCAGCAATGATACGCATGAAGATAGGGTCGCCTCTAATTATTTCTTTGACTCTATAGAAAGATACCTCTTTTGTTTCAGGGTCTTGATAATACTCTTTGATTAAAATCATAAAGGCATCATCCATAATGTTTAGATCGTATTCTATCTCTCTTAGGACATCCATGAATGACTGTTCCATACTATTACGTTGGTCAATTAACCATCTAGGATATACTATTTCGTTAGGGTCCGGTGATTCTAACTCCGTGCTATCACAATCGATGCACTGTTCAACGTCATGCTGGTGCTCTTTTCCACACTCAGTGCATTTCTTATGAAACTTCTTTTCCCAATAATAACCTCTACGGAATACTTC